TAGCGGCGAGAAGGCAAGGAATCATAAGGACTCCAAACCAACCAACATAAAGACGGTTATTTGTGCTAGTAACCCAGTTGCAGAACTGCTCCCAGTTGGAAGACTGCCTACCTTGGGTAAGAATTGTACTCGACATTTGAAAAAAGGGTTAGTAATACTGCAGGGGACAGTGAAGTTAGTATTCCTCTACCACCCTCAGGTAGAGGTATTAGAGACGTAGTTTAATGACCCTATAGGTCTCGGTTGAAGGGGTCAAATGTGTCGCTTTGTTAACGACAGACTTACTATATAGGGTTTCCCGAATCTTGTCAACAGTTTTCGCCAGATTTATTCCACTTCTTTCGGCACCGCTTCAACTCCTCTCGCTCATCCTTGATCATCTGGTATGCCTGCTCGGGATCGATCTTCCTTGCCATCTGCATAGCACAGATCATTTCGACTCGGGTGCCGAAGTGCTTGAGTGCTTCCTCGAAGCAGTTAAGTGATTCATACATCATGTCATACCATATAAAGTTTTCGTATAATACTCGTAAGTATTCATACACTCGGAAAGATCCCAGTCTTTGTATGTATGCCTAGTGCTTTCAAATACTTCATACCCATACATCCTAATCTCATTCTCTACAATTTCATTCCAAGGATTGAATCCATGACCACCCCAGATAGCAGGGATGGAATCACTTGCATGAAAATTAATAGCGTCATTGATCTTGAATGGTGTAATCATGCAGGCACCCTGTGCATAGTCATGAGTAGCACCATGGATTGATCTCTGGGTGACTGCTTTCCAATAAGGACTATCGTTTCTCTGTGTATATGAGTAGTGAATACCAATGAATGCAGCGAAGTCATCAAACTTCTCAGCACAAATCCTGTTGTAGATATCTCTGATCTGTTGTGTAATTACCTGACGATCACCAAATGCTCTGATGAGATAGAAAAGAAACTCATGGACAGAGAGCAAACCATTTGATTCTAGTGGCTCTAGGAATCCACCAGACAAACCAATGGATACAACATTCTTCCACCATCCTTCAGTCCTTCTACCACCTGAGAATTTAATCAAACGATATGCTTGATTCTCAGATACTCTATCGTCTAGATGATCTTGAAATTCAACAAGTGCATCTTTCTCATCTTGATATTTACTGGAGAAGACATACCCTGTGCCGATACGATCCCATGTAGGGACATTCCAGACCCACCCAGAGGACAGTGCAGTGCAGTCTGTGCAGTTGACCATCTCCTTTGTCTTATCTCTATAGTCAACACGAGTCACCCATGCACGATCATTAGGGAGGAAATCATATTCCTTCCACCCTGTCTGATTCAACATTGATTTGAAACCAGTGCAGTCAATGAAGAGGTCAGCAGTAACTGGATCCTCTACACCTTCCAACCATAATTCTTTAACACCATCATCATCGTAGGTAATATCTTCAACGTGTCCTCTAGTATGAATTACACCACGGGGGAGACAATAATTATCACGCAACCAGATAGCAAACTTAGATGCATCAAAATGGTAACCGTTATCTCTACCTAGTTTGAAATTAGGGAAGTCACCTATCACATTTTGAGTTGCCAACTCTGCAGAGATCCAGTGATCTCTAGCAAGACGACTGTTGTCCCACTTATTAATCATGGCATCCCTAAACCACACATCTAAACGTTGTGCATCGGTCTTAGGATTACCAAAAGGATATTGCCATGGGACATCTCCAACATCATGGAAGTTATGGAAACGGACAGATACTTTATAAGTGGCATCACAATGTGGCATCCAGTCCTTAGGTTCAAGTCCTAAGTAATGCAACCAGATACTAAAAAATTGAGTCGTTGACTCTCCCACTCCTATCGGTGGCACAGAGTCTGACTCAATAACTTCGATATGATAATTAGGATATCTCTTCTTCAGAGTGGCAGCAGACATCCAACCTGATGTGCCACCACCAACAATAATAATCTTCAAGACGTTTCCTCCACCCATTCGTAATAAGACTTAACAACTTTATCAGCAATGCTATCTAGCACTTCCATGGTGAAGGGACTCTCACCTGTGCCATCACAATGCTCTTTCAACAATGATAGCATACCACCTTGAGATACGAAGTCAGCACAGAATTCATACACACCACGATTCAGATCGATACCCTTTCGGACGAAGGCACTCATAGCAAGTGACCTTTCATTCATTTTACCGTCATCATAGCGCCAGTCTTCAATCATAGTCTTTCTCCGATGAGTTGCGAGTAGGATTCATGTAATTCACACCCAGTATAGTGTCTCCCTAATGATTTAGCAACCACAGCAGTGGTCCCTGATCCCATGAAAGGATCAAGCACAATGTCACCCTCCTCACTACCTGCAAGGATGGCAGGCTCGATCAACTCAGTAGGATAGACTGCGAAGTGTGCACCCTTATAAGGTTTAGTCCTCACTTCCCAGACACTCTTCCTTCTCTTCATAGACTTACCGTCTACGGTAGGTTGCTTGATAGCATCTACATCAAAGAAATAGTTTTGACTCTTACTCAGTAAGAAGATATACTCATGTGACTTTGTGCACCTGTCACGCATACTCTCTGGCATAGGGTTAGGTTTGCTCCAGATAATATCTTGACGGAGATACCAACCATCTTTGCGTAGAGCGAATGCAAGCATCCAAGGGATGCCAATAAGATCTTTCTCTTTATATCCTTTCAGTTTATTACCACGTCTAGGATTCTTTTGTGGTAGATCTTGATCAGTCTTAGCAACTGACTGTTTAGGTAGTGCTTGACCTTTACCACCACGATAGTTGTAATAACTATCGCCAATATTAACCCACAGTGTGCCATCATCAGTCAGACAATCACGCACACCACGGAATACTGTAACCAATTCTTCGATAAACTCTTCGGGAGATTGCTCCAGACCAATCTGTGCATCCTCATTACCATAGTCACGCAGACCATAGTAGGGAGGAGATGTCACACACATGCGAGCACGAGTGCCAGAGTCTGCGATCTGTTGTAGTGTCTCCCTGCAGTCACCATACAGAATTGAATCCTTCATAGTTTGCCGCCGACGACTCCACTGTTAACGACTTTAGTATAGTTTTGAAGAGTGCCTTCTTGGAGACACTTGAGGTGCCACCTAGACATAGAAATGACACCTTCTTTATCAAGACCAGTAAGGAAGTGAGCACCCAGAGGGGACTTCAATACACTGGTGTAAAGACCAAAGCGGGTCTTCTTGATATAGAAAGCGTCATCGATCCATTCAACATCTTCAGGGATCTCTTTCTCAATAGTCGGATTGGGTCCAAGGGAATCCTCAAGGCGAGGAAGTCTCTGCTCTACAGTCTGATCCAATGGTGTTTCATCTCGTCTTTAACGTCCTCATAGTAACCGTTCTCTGACAGAATGTCAAATGCGATTGTGATCCTAGTCTGGTCTGGTGGCACGGGATCTGTGTAGTGACGCAACCATCCTGGAAACAGGGTGATCTTACCGTTTGTATTCTCAGACTTCCATGGGTCACCACCATAAGGATTAATGTAGTAGGTGGAAGTGTCCTCCACCTGCATACAAAGGTGTCCACTAAGATATGTGTAGGGTCCAAACGCATGACAGTGAGGAGCAATCTTCTCCTTCTTCCTCATCACGTTTGCCCAACACTGGACAAAGATACCACTAGGATATTCCATGTCAAGATTCTGTAGGAATCTATCGTGGACAGATCTAATAGAATCTCTAAGGTCTGCTGCGTTGTCAAACTCAAGGAGATTATAAGTATTAGATCTTGAAGTTAAACTATTCTTGCCAAGACGTGTGCCCCAGTCATCAGTAAACTCAGTTGATTCAATGATACCTTTCTCTTTAGAAAGGATCTCATCGATGAGTGGTTGGAGGTCCCACTGGACCTCCGTCTCTGCCATTACATAATCCCAGTAAGGAGCGAAAGGAGTAAACTCCTCACTCGCAAACTTGATTACTTTCATCAATGGTGGTTCCATACTCTCGTGTTATCCTCAGTTGACTCGCCTTCTCTCCCATCAAACTGCAGCAGAAGTAAAGAAACTCTGCTTTGATACGAGAAAGACCTGTATAATTTTTTAGTGTAACCCAATCTTCTTTATGCTTCAACTGTAACTGATACGTCATCCTTCTCTACTTTTTCCAACTTCTTAACGTAATCGTATGCATACAATTCACGATTGCCTTTGATGCCCCAACCCAACCAGTAATATGCTGGTTTCATATAGTAGGAGACAGTCTGACCACCACCTTCAAACATAGGAAGATAGCGTTGGAAGACAGATTCGTTAATCATATATCTTACCTGACCAGTAAGACTAGAGGGATCACATCCATAGTTTGTGCAGAATTTACCGAGATTATTATAACGACCTAAGCTTGTCCACTGAATGATGCCATACCCACCCCTATGACAATCGTCATAGCGAACTCTAGCACCTCCCTCACATATATTGGGAGTGAAATTAGACTCCTGTCTAATATTGCCAAGAATTGTAGCAAGTGCATTGCGGTCGTAAATTTTAGTCTCTTTTTGTAACTCCTGTAGGACGTAACGCTCAGTCTCTGAGCAAGTAGGACAGTCCCAAACATATTCAGTAGGAGCAGGGATCTCTTGGGGCACGTCCACCTCACGCAATCCAGATGCAACAGCAATGGAAGCGGGAAGGAGGGCAGCAGTCAAGAGTGCTGTGGTCTTCATGAGCATGAGATTCTATCCAAATTATATAGAATAAAAAAGAGGTGACTTGCACCTCTCAATATTATAGCATGGATA